GGAAGACCAGTACAAATTGCTAACTACTATGATAAAGATAAAAAGTTAGTGGCACAAAAATTAAGAAACCCTGATAAGACCTTTCAATGGCTAGGGGACGCAAGACAATCAGGTTTGTTTGGACAACACCTTTGGAGAGACAAAGGCAAAATGATTATTGTAACTGAGGGAGAAATAGATTGTCTTTCAGTATCAAAAATTAATTCAAATAAATTTCCAGTAGTAAGTGTAAAGAGTGGAGCACAAGGAGCTAAAAGAGATATTCAAAAAGAGTTAGAGTGGCTTGAAGGATTTGACTCAGTAGTTTTAATGTTTGACCAAGATGAACAAGGCAAACAAGGAGCTATAGAATGTGCTAAATTATTCTCACCTAATAAAGCTAAAATATGTAGTCTTCCTTTAAAGGACGCTAATGAAATGTTGTTAGCTAATAAGACTAGAGAATTAATAGATTGTATTTGGTCTAGCAAAGCCTATAGACCTGATGGAATAGTTTTAGGTGCTGACTTATGGAATGAAATAAAAAAAGAAGACAACTATACAAGTGTTGATTATCCATTTGAATGTTTGAATCTAAAAACACATGGCATAAGAAAAGGTGAACTTATTACAGTTACCGCAGGTACAGGTATAGGTAAGAGTTCTTTTTGTAGACATATAGCATTACATTTATTAAATAAAGATTTTAGTGTAGGTTATATAGCTTTGGAAGAGAGTGTTAAACGTAGTGCTCTAGGTATTATGGGAGTGGCTATGAAAAAACCTTTGCATTTAACTAGAGAAGGAACTAACGAAAATGAATTACAGAAAATTTTTAAATCTACTGTTGGTAATGGGAAGTTTTATTTATATAATCACTTTGGTAGTACCCTTGCTGATAATTTATTAGCTAAGATAAGATACTTGGCTAAAGCATGTAGCGTAGACTTTGTTATATTAGACCACTTACACATGGCGTTGTCAGCTTTAGGTGATGCACATACTAATGATGAAAGAAAGTTAATTGATTATACTGTTCAAAAATTAAGAACCTTAGTAGAAGAAACTGGTATTGGATTAATATTAGTTAGTCATCTTCGTAGGTCAGAGGGAGATAAAGGTTTTGAAGATGGAAAATTTGTAGGTTTAAATGCACTTAGAGGAAGTGCTAGTATTGGTCAGCTATCAGATATTATTATAAGTATGGTTAGAGATTTAAAATCTGATAATAATATAACTCAAGTAAATATTTTAAAGAATAGATTTTCAGGTGAGACTGGTCACGCTTGTAATCTTTATTATGATTTAAAGACTGGCTGTTTAAGTGAAGTAAAAGGAGAAATATCTGATGAATTTTAAAGGACTTACGGGTAACAAAAAAAGTATGATGGACGCTATGAGTTGGTCAGCTTATGTATTAGAAGCTGTAGGTAAAGCAAAAAAATATGGTAAGTCTGTTTATTTAGATGTTGGAAAAGAGAGCACTGCTTATATGATGGAAGATGCTTTAATGCAGATGGCTATGAATGGAGAACCTGCGGCTTGGCGAGTTGAAGTTAGATTACATAGATTACAATAATGAAACCAAAACCTAGTGACCCGCTTGTTATAGACAATAAAAAATATTATAAATACAAAATCACATGGGAAGATATTGTTGGTGATTCAATTTTAGCTACCCATAATGAATTTAAGAATATGACTTGTGCAGAAATACATACTGAGTGTTGGGTATTTGATAAAACCTCTGATTATGTTTATTCTTTTGCAAGTTATTATATAGATAATGGAGAAATGGAATTTGGGGATAGAAATGTGTATCCTCGTAGTGTCATTAAGAAAATGATAAGGATATAATATGTCAAATTATCAAGAATTGTTAGAAATGTGGAGAGATGAAAAACACATGCGAAAAGAAGCTGAAAAAGAAAATGATAAGTTAAAAGCTGATTTAGCTAGAGCTAAGGAAGACCACCAGTTTGACAATCTAGTACACAAAAAAGAATTAGAGGAGAAAAATAAAAAATGAAATATGTTTTTGATATAGAGACAGATGGTTTTTTAAACCAATGCACTAAAGTACATTGTATAGTCTTAAAGAATATTGATACTAATGAAATTTTAAAATTAAACAACGAGGAAGCTATAAAAAAATTAGAACAAGCAGATTTAATTATTGGGCACAATATTATTAAGTTTGATATACCTGTCCTACAAAAGCTTTATGACTTTAAACCGAAAGGAACGGTTTTTGATACAATAGTAGCAACTCGTTTGCTCTATCCTGATATAAAGGAGAGAGATTTTAAACGAAATGACTTCCCTACTAACTGTATAGGTAGACACAGCTTAATTGCGTGGGGACATAGGGTGGGCAACTATAAGGAAGTCTTTGAAACAGATTGGAAAGAGTTTAGTCCTGCTATGTTGGGCTACTGTGTTCAAGATGTGGAAGTAACTCATAGTTTATATAGTGCTATTGAAAAAAAGGGTTACTCCTGTCAGGCTATGGAGTTAGAACATACTGTAGCTTCTTTAATATTCAAACAAGAGCGTTATGGTTTTATGTTTGATAAAGATGAAGCAGTTAAATTATACTCCAAATTAAATGCTAGGCGGATAGAACTAGAAGATGAATTACAAAAACTATTTCCGCCAAGAGTAGAGCGTACTCCTTTTTTACCTAAAGTAAATAATAAAGCTAGAGGATATATTAAAGGAGAGTTATTTTATAAAGAGAGAACTGTTACTTTTAATTCATCAAGCAGACAACATATCGCTGATAGATTAATTGAAAGACATAAATGGAAACCTAAAGAATTTACTAATGATGGTAAACCAAAATTAGATGAAACTGTTTTAGCTAGTCTTCCGTATCCTGAGTCTAAAATATTATGTGAACACTTTTTATTAGATAAAAGGATAGGACAATTAGCTACAGGTGCTCAAGCATGGTTAAAGAATGAGTATGATGGCAGAATACATGGTACTTGTAATACTAATTCAACAGTGACAGCTCGTGCAAGTCATTCACACCCAAATTTAGGACAAGTTCCTAGTGTTACAGTTCCTTATGGAAAAGAATGTAGAAGTTTATTTACTGTACCGACTGGAAAAAAATTAGTTGGTATAGATATTTCAGGACTTGAAGTTAGATTGTTAGCACATTTTATGTCTAAGTTTGATGAAGGAGAATATTCTAAAGTAGTTTTAAATGGTGATATACATAGTGAAACAAAGAAAATGGTTGGCTTAGAGTCAAGAGATTTAGCAAAAAGATTTTATTACTGCTTCTTATATGGTGGTGGTGTAAAAAAGATAGCGTTAGTAACGGGTAAAAGTTTAAAGGAAGCTAAGAAAATAAAAACACGCTTCTTAAATAATTTACCTGCGTTAAATAAATTATTAACACAAGTACAAACTGCGGCTGAGAGAGGATATTTAATAGGTCTTGATAAAAGACAGATTAAAATTCGTTCAGTTCATGCGGCATTAAATACTTTATTACAAAGTTCGGGGGCTATAGTTTGTAAACAGTGGCTTGTTGAATTTAATGAAGTAATTAAAAATTATGTAGACGCACAACAAGTAGTGTGGGTGCATGATGAGATACAAGTTGAATGTCCTGAAGAAGATGCGGATAAGATTGGCAAGTTAGCGGTTGAAGCTATTAAGAAGACTGGTGAATACTTTAACTTACGTCTACCTTTAACGGGAGAATATAAAATAGGTAATAATTGGAGTGAAACACATTAATATGTTACAAACAGCTAAGAAGAAAAAATATTCTTCTGATTTTGATGCAGATTTAATATTTGGTCAGAAATATGAAGAACAAGCAAAGGCTATGTTATTAGATAAACGTAGCACTTTTGAATTTAAAACTGAAAGAAACTATTGGTATAAAACGGGCAACATGGCAGTTGAAGTGCAGTGTTATGGCAAACCATCAGGAATAAGTATTACTAAAGCTAAATATTGGTGTGTTATGTTTGTTTATAATGGTAAATTATTTGAAAGAAGAATTTTTGATGTACCTGTTATAAAAAGACTTGTCAAAAAATATCATAATAAATTGAAAGTGGGCGGAGATTATAATATGTCCCGTTTTATTTTAGTTCCACTAAAGGAATTTTATAGTGAGGAATTTATGGAATCCCTTTTATTTGATAAAGAAAATTTAAACGGAAAAGGAGAAAAATGAAAATGAAAAAAAAGGTACTCTTAATAGACGGAGATATACTAGCGTACAAAGTTGCTACTGCTAATGAACAAAACACAGACTGGGGTAATGGTTTATGGACACTCCATTGTGATGAGAATAAATGTAAGGTTGATTTAGATAATCAAATATTAGATTTAGGTTCTACCTTAGAAGCTGATGATTATGTTTGTGCTTTAACTGATAAGAATAATTTTCGTAAAGATGTTCTTCCGAGTTACAAAGATAATCGTAAACAAAAACGTAAACCTATAGTGTTAAATGTTTTGCGTGAATACATTATGAAAAAACATAATGGAGTTATTTACAAAAACTTAGAGGCTGATGATGTCTTAGGAATACTTGCAACTGAACCACACCCTACAGAAGATAGGATTATTGTTTCTATTGATAAAGATATGAAACAAATTCCTTCAAAGTTATCAAGAGATGGGGAAACAGTTGAGGAGATACCTGAGAGATTA